ATGTTAGACAGTCCGAGGCCGGTCAGCCAGTTCAGCGCCGTAAGGCCCTTGTCGAAGTCCGTCTTGTTGCCCGACTCTACCTGTCGCTGAGGGTCTACCGATACATCTCCGCTCAGGACGTTGCCGACCGTGCCGGTGGTGGAGATGCCTAGCAGGTTCGACAGGTAGTTCACGCCGGGGATCGACGAGTCGATGTACTCGCTGTTGTCCCGGATCGGCGAGCCCGTCGACCACGACCCGCCGCTGAGCAGTTCAAGGGGGACGCGGACCAGCGGTGTCGTCATCCCAGCGATGTTGCGGATGGGGTCGGTTCCCAACTCGTTGAACACGTCGAGGTGCGCGATGCCGGGGTTGAGACCGAGGTAGTTGCCGTCGACCTGGAACTGAGGTCCGGTGGCCTGCTCCGTCAGAAAGGACGGGAAGATCTGGTCCTCCGGGAAGGGGTCAGATAGAGATTCAGGGTTGATGCCCATCGACACCGCGAGGTTGTACGACGCCTTCGGGAACACGGACACACGGCCAGGGTTCCGCATCGTCGACTCGAAGATCGCGGGCAGGATGCCACGGAACCACGAGTAGAACGGGATGATGAGGCGCATGTAGCGGGACTCGAAGGTCGACAGCATCGAGGCATCCGGGTGGTACTTGCGGACCTCGCTGCCAGCGGCGTCCAGCATCTCATCCAGCGACTTGAAGCCTCGCTTGCGCTGCTCCTGGTGAATGACCTGGATGAAGTGCTGGAGACGGCTGTAGTGGTCTCGGAACTCGGAGAAATCTCCTGCTGTCCGACCGACGACGGTCTCCCGCAGGGTGAGCTTGTCGAGAGCACGGCTGTAGCCCGTCTCCTGGAGCGCGTCGTCGAACAGGCCTTCACCCTGTCGGAAGGAGGGGAAGAGGCCCCGCTCAAGAGCGGCCTGCCAGATTCCCTCTGTTGTAAGGTCACCGTAGTTACCGCTGGAGATGACGGTGCCGCCCGTGGGAAGCTCCGTGTCTCCGATCCGCTCCAGCGCACGGGCCACGTCCACACCGTCGTAGCTGTTCCGCGTTGCCAGTACCCGCCAGGCGTCCTTCGTCGAGCGGGTGTAGTCCCGAACGCCGCGAGCGACGAAGGTGATCGACGAATCGCCGATGAAGTTGCGGATGTGGTGTCCCGGACGGGGGAGCGTGATCGCAAACTTCCAGGCGTCCAGCGTGGGCACGTAATACTTCTTAACCAGATCGTTCTGCACGCGCCGCGACTCGGACATGGACTTCTCGGCACGGTGAAGCTCGCTAGCCACCGACTTCTCGTAGTACCAGTCGGGACGAAGGAACTGACCGAACTTCGTGTCCCCACCCGACGTGATCTTGACATAGCCCGGCTTGGGTGTCTGGGAAGCCAGTCCGTTCTTGACCGCCATGCGGTGGAAGGACCCGACGATAGCGCGGTGCTCGGCGACCTGTGCGGCGGCATTGCTGAGCCGGGAGAGGAAATCCACCGGGTCCTTCACGTCCCAGGTGCGCCACTGCTCGGCAAGGGCGTTCTGGAGCGCACCCTGCTTCTGCCCACGAGTCGCGTTGACTGCTGCGGGAATGTCGAAGAGGTCCCCGAGACCGCTGGCCCGGAACATCGTGTTCAGGTACTCGGCATCCGAGGCGTTGCGGAAGAACGAGTTGTTCAGGAGCGAGGGACGCTGCGTCGAGAAGATGCGGTCCAGCACGCGTCCCAATTCACGAGACGCTCCAGCAACGCGCGGATCAGCGTTCACGATGCCGCGCTGGAGGTCCCGGAATGCCTGGGGAATCGGGCTCTCAACGATCTGGTCCGAGGTACGCGCACCGAACTGGCGGGCGATCTTGTTGAGATCCCGCTGCTGTTCCTGGACGAAACGACCACCGATGTTCTGAGTCGCTTGTCGAAGACCGTTCAGGCGCTCCATTCCGTGACCCTGCACGAAGGTCTGCCGGAACTTGCCTGCCGGGTCCAGGAAGCGCAGAACGCCCTCTTGCATTGTCGGGAAGGTGTAGGTGCTGGAGAGGTCGAGCCGCTGCGCCTGCCAGCTCGCCTCGATGCCCCCCATCCGGGCCTCGTGCGGGGCGTTGCTCAGGAGGTCTTCGAGCTCGTCGTCGATGTCCTTCGCCACACCGTCCGTCGCGTCATCCACGGCCTTCTGCGCCTTCGTGGCAGTGGCCGCATTCTGGACTGATCCGTCCTGCTTGACGATGCGCTTGGCCGTCTGGGAAACCGGCTTGCCGACCGAAGCCTCCGTCACGATAGTTGCCGCGTTCACCGAGTCCTGGAGCTTGCCGTCCGCCACGTCTGCGATCTGCTCGGGCGTCTTGGCAACGGCACGAAGCCCGTCATCGAGAGTGGCCGGGTTGGCGATGAACTCCTCGATCTTCTGAAGCTGTTCGGTCGAGAGTTCGTAGGTCTCCTTGCCGACGCGAGCACGGTAGGCGGCGGCGTTGTAGTTGCTGGCCCGAACGAGGTCATCCGAAGCGGCCTCGATCACATCGGCGAACTGGCCTCGAAGCTTCGCACCGTCCATTTCCTGCCAGCCCGTCTTCGGGTGGTGATAGCCGCGAACCGTCTTCTTGCCGAGGTTGTTCGGGAGTGTGGCGTCCTCGGTCTCCAGCCAGCCCTTCGTGCCGAACTTCTTGTCCGTTCCCAGGGTCTCCAACAGGGCTTCACGCTCCGCTCCGCTGATACGCTGCGAAACGGCCAACATGACGTTCGTCGGAGCCGCCGCGCTCCCTGCGTTCCACAGTGCGTACTGGAGAGAGCCATTGTCGTGCTTCTGGAGGATCGACAGCACGTCTCCGTAGGAGAGGTAGATCGGCTCCTGTCGAATGCCCATCGCTGTCGCGGCGTCCGAACCGAGATTCAGGGTGACGCGAATGCCGAGATCGTCCATCATCGAGTCGATGTTCTGGTAGCGCTCCAGCACAAAGTCGCGAACGGTCTCCGACCGACGCTTGCCGTAGAGCTTCTTCGGGTCCAGACCGCGCTCCCGGACCCAGGCGGCGTACTCGTCGTAGTGACGACCGCCCTTCTTGATGTAGCCGTTCCAGATCGTCTTGAAGAGGCCGAAGTTCGAGAAGGTGTTCAGTTCCCGAAGCCGCTTTCCGGTGCCGACGCCGATCTCCTGGGCGGTTCGGGCCACTCCCGTCGCCGTGCGGTAAGGAGCGTTCTCGGCCATGTCGACCAGTTCGGCGCGCGCCCACTCTTGGAGGATCTTCTTTTCGGACGAGAGGGTGCTCTCTCCTGCTGCAAGCACCTCTTCGACCTTTTGAGGTGTGCCTGCATCTGCCGAGCGGACAGGGATCTTCAGAGACTCCAGCATGGCGTCCAGGACGGACGGATCGGAGGCCGCATTGTAGGTGCCCGCAAACGACGCCTCATCTGCTCGAAGGGCACGCTTCAGGTCGTCCACGACTTTCTCAAACTGCTTCGGGGTCGTGACGCGGGAGAGGTAGTCGACGAGGGGCTTGCCGAGGGCGAAGTCCGTGAACTCCCGATCTGCCGCCTTCCGGGCCTGGAACGCAGTGAGGATGTCGGCGACCGGAAGGGCCTCACCTCGGCCCATGCCGTCGACACGTACCTGCTTCGTCTTGGCGTCTACAGCAAGCTGGTCCAGGAACGTCGAGAGGCGGGACGACTCCGGGGCGGCGACAATGGCCTCTTCGACCGTCTGGAAAGTGCTCTTGGGTCCGAGAGTTGGGGCTTTCTTGCTGATCTCCTTGACGAGATCAATGACAGTCTCAGGACGCTTCTCGGCAATCTCGTCTGCGGACTCTGCTACTTTGGCTGAGCCAGTCAAATCCTCACGGGCTGGCACCGTCTGAGCACGAGTCTCGGGCACAGCCCCTGCCGGAAGATCAGCGCCCTGTACGGCAGGGGCTTCATTTACGCCCTCTGCGCGCTGAAGCGCATCCACAATGGACACCTGCGCCGGGGCAGGAACTCCTTCGTCCAGCGTGTCGACGAGAGTGCCCGCTTTCGCCGTCTGGCCCGTCGTGTTCGGCACGTCCATGTTCCGGTTGACTCGGGCGTGTGCGACAGCCTGCTCGGGAGTCTTGGCGGTGGCATCAATGGCGCTATCCGTCGTCCGCACAACGTCGTCAGCGGCTTCAGCCGCCTTCGTCCCGGTGCGGACCTTTCCTGCCGCTTCCGCTGCCTTCTGAGCGACCTCTGCGCCGCCCTTGACCGCGCCCTTCACGCCCTTGGCGATGATGCCGCCCGGAATCCACGTCAGGGGGTCCAGGGCCACGTCTCCTGCAAACCCGGCCACGCCCTTCAGGACGGGGTTGACGTTGTTCTCCCGGTCGACATAGTTGTTGTCCCGGAGGCGACCAACTTCGTCGGTTCCGTACTCGATGAGGTCGCTGGTCGTGTTCTTCGCCTCGGGGTCGTTGGAGAAGACGCCCTCGATGAACCGTGTGTTGATCGGCTTGATGACCTCGCCGAGTGCGCCCAGGTAGTCCCCGCCCGATGCGCGCTGTACCGCCCGAGTCGTGTCGTCAATGACTCCCTTGGCGTAGTTCGTCGTGCCGTAGAGGGGCCGTGAGAGGATGTCGATGAACCAGTTCAGGGGCGACTGCTCGCCCGTCATCTCGTTCTTGCCGAGAAGGGGTGTCCCTGTGGGCAGGTTGGCGGCTCCCGAGAAATCAAGCCCTCGCGAAGACGACGGGGTAGCCTGAGGCCCGCTGGGAAGCCGGTTCAGGTAGTCCTCGAATGTCGCCATACCGAGAGTTTAGCCGAAGCGACGCCGCTGGTTCAGGTATGAGAAATACGGGTCTACGCCCTGGTCCTGGAGGATCTGGGCCAGCTCCGGGTTGTTCTGCTGGAGTCCGGTCAGAAGACCGCCGTAGCCGGTCAGATCGTTCAGGTACTCCTGAGCGAAGTTCGGCGTAGCCTGCGGGCTATTCTGCGCGGCGAACTCTGCCGCCTCACGGGAGCGGTCGTACTCCTGCTGCTCCAGACCCATGAGGAGGTCCAGGATGTTCATCTGCTGGCCCCACTGCGTTCCCGCCGACTGCTGAGCAAGGGCGGCGTTCTGGGCGTCAACCGAGGCTCGGTTCTCCGACTCTGCCATCGCAATCTCAGCCATCCGAGAGGCCAGACTGTCGCTGAGCGCCTGCTGTGCCTCACCGCCCGCGAACCGTGCCGCCTGCCCGATGCGCTGGTTGTACGTCTGGTCGGCCTGCTGGTTCTGCGTGTTGGCCGTCTGAGCGATCTGGCCCCGGCTCTGAATATCTGCCTGGGACTGAGCGCCCTGCCCTTCGGCGTCGCGGCCCTGAGCAATTGTGCGCGCCTGGGCGTCCTCGATGCCGAGGGCGGCAAGCTGGCGGTTTCGCTCATCTTGAGCGGCCTGATATGCGGCCTGCGTCTCGTCCGCTGCCGTGTCGGTGATCTGCTGAAGGTTCTCGCCGGTCTGGCTGTAGCGATCTTCGATGGTCTGGTTCGACGCATCGATGGATCGGCCAAGCTGGTCGTAGATCGACTCCAGGTAAGCCCTGTTCTGCGTCGCTGTACGGTTCACGTCGTCGCGCACGGGGCTGAAGTCCTGATACGGAACGCCGCCTCCAGCGGCACCAGGGGTAAGGCCCTGCGCCTGCGAGAGGTAGTTGCCGAGGATGTCCGCGATGGAGGGCTGCTCCTGCTGCGGAGCCTGCGAAGCGGTGAACGGAGTCGCCTTCATCCCCCGACCACGAATGGCGTTGGGGTTACTAGCAGGCTGAGAACGCTCTCTAGCACCTGAGGTATCGAGACCCCTGTTGAAAAGGCCCCCGACCGCGCGGCCAATCGAGTTGGCTCCCGCACCGGCAAGAGCAAACGGGGACGCGAAAGACGACTTGCTTACGCCCTGAAGGAATGACTCGATAGGGTTCTGCTCCAAGTCGTCATTGCCGCGACCTGTCTTGACGATGCGGGGGACGAGGCGGTTGTCCGATGCCATGTCTGCTCCTAGATCGCGGTGTACTGGTTGCGGTAGCGCTCCAGAGCGGCTACCTCAGCCTGACGAATGTTGTCGTCCCGAGTCTTCTGACCTGCGGCCCGCTCTCGCTCCAGCCCGCCGAGGAAAGTGTCGCGGGCTGTACCCATCGTGTCACGCTGCTGGTTGAGCGACCGAATCAGGTTCTCCAGGGCGTCAGCGTACGCCGACCCCTGGAGCATCCCTCGGCTGGCGAAGTCGTTGAGTTGGTTGTTATGAGCACGTCCCGACGCAGTGAGCGTGTCTTCCCAGTTCCAGTCGTTCGGCGACGCCTGAGTGTTCCAGCCGAGGTCACGGAGCGAGTTGTCGTAGTCGACGTTGTAGGTGTCACGACGGGAAGTGATGTCCGACGCGAGGAGGTCGAAGGCGTTCTTGTAAGCCGCCTGAGCCGCCTGGAACACCGAGTCCTGCCCGAGCCAGTCGGTCTCGCTCATCACTGGCTCAGGAGCGGCCATCATCGGAGCGACACTGCCTCCGCCGTAGGAGCCGCCACCTCCACCTCCGCTGTACGACCCTCCGCCGCTGTAACTGCCGCCACCTGTGTTCGAGGAAGCCTGTCGAACGGGCGTCGGCGAGGAGGTGGACGAGAAGGTCGGTCGAAGCCCGCGAGGCCCGCCTGACACGGGCGTCGAGGTGCGCTGCGGTGCCTTCACGCCTGCGCCGCGAACGGTCGACTTGATGACACCTTTGTTCTTGCGGCGAGAAGAGCTGCCACTCCTGCCGCCGTCAAAAGACATTGCTCCCGTAGCCATCTCAGCCTCCGTACTGCTGTGCTCGTGAGAGAAGTGCGTCCCGGCGTGCGGCGTTCCGAACCTCACGCTGGTTGTAGCCGGTCTTGTCCTGCGTCCGGCCTACGTTCGGGGCCGAGCGGCCCATCCCGTACGTCTTGTTCCCCGCTGCCAGGTTGTTGAAGCCTCCACCGCCCTGAAGCGAGCCGAAGAGGCCCTGCACGGGGTTGAACTGACGGGGGGCTGAAGGGCCTCCAGGTGCGCGAAGACCGCCCGTCACCGGGTTGGGCGGGATGTTCACGCGCGGTTGAAGGTTAGCCATGGCCCGGATTCTATCAGTTGATCGCCTTGGATAGCGTCTGCTTTGCCGTGACGTATGCCGAGATCGAGAACAGTTGCACGGGAGCGGAACCGATGGCACCTGTCGTGTCGAAGGTGACGCGGAAGTATATCTGCCGGAACCACAGCGACTTCTTGAACTTGGCGAACTTCCGGCTGTTGCTGAGGCCCGAGGCGTCGTAGTTCGTCGTCTGTACCAATGTGTCGCTGACGTACGGTGATCCCCACGTCCCCTGCCGAAGGGCCGCCCAGGTGATGCCATTGCTGAGGATCTGGCCCCAGGTGATGCCTCGCGCCGTTGCCACTGGGATTGCCTGTCCCACGATGGCGTCGTTGAAAATCGCGTCGATGCCCCACCAGAACAGGCGCTTGTAGTTGGACGCCAACTGGTAGTTGAAGTTCTTGGTCTGGAGGACGCACTGGAAGTTCTCAGCGGCATTCGTCACACGATCCTCGATGCGGAACAGACCCACCTCACGGTCTGCACCATCCGCGACAATCTCTGCCGAAATGGCGTAGGCGATGTCGTCGGTATCCCCTGCCGAGGGGGACATGAACTGAGCGACGGCCCCGTGCGTCTGGGAACGCCAGCGGGTCCACGTCTTTGTGTAGAGGCTGTAGACGTACGTGGTGTCGTAGTACGTGAACAAGATGCGCTTGTTGAACTGCCCCACCGAGAACTCCTGAGAAGTCAGCGGCGAAGTGAAGGTGAAAGGCACCTGCTCATTGATCTGGTACGCACGGTTGTTGATGAATCCGTACGCCCGGTCGTCGTACATGAAGTAGATGGTGTTCTCGAACGCCACAGCGCAATCCGAATTCGCCATGCCGACGCCGGGAACGACAACACCGATCTCACCGGCCCCAGGGTCGTTCGTGAACTGCCAGCCGTAGATCGACATGGTGCGAAAGATCAGGAGGTTGTTGTAGTACGTCGTGAGGTAGACGACATCCTGCCCGTCCCCAGTTCCGATCTCCTGGAAGCCGGGGCTGTCCCAGAAGTCGGCCTGCCCAAGCACTTTGGAGTAGTAGACGCGACCGCCGTCCGTATTGCCCTTACCGGGGCTGACCCACAGGCGGTACTTGTGCGCGGTGATCGTCGTGCCCTTCGGCATGTCGCTGTCCGCTGTAAAGCCACCTCCGGGCGTCCAGTTCCCGCCAGGGTCCGTTTCTGAGGGATCAGCGAGGAGCCATGCCTTGTCGTCGAACTGCACCATGGCTGTCGCAGCGAACGTGTCCGTGATGAGCGACCAGCCGCCGCCCGACGTGTAGGAATACGTGCTGGAGAGGCCATCACTGGCGAGGAGATACCAGCCCGACGTGTCGTAGTAGTAACCGAGGAGCTTCGGATGCCCTGTGGTCCCCAGGGAGAGCGGGGTCTCAAGGTCTTGGAACGGCGGACGGGACTTCAGCGAGCCGTCGAGATCGACATCGAAGTTCAGGGCCTCTACGCACTCATCGTCCTTGACGGCGCTGATGTCCGACCGGGTGTTCAGCCCCCCACTAAAGGGTCCGATGACGAGGGGCTTGGTCTCCTTAGCCAAGGGGCACTTCCCGAATCGTGGGGAAGCTCATGTGTTGAGCCTGATACTCCTCTTCAGACTGCTTCATGAGTGCGTCCTGGATCTCCCCCTGCTTGTACTGTGCAGCGGGCATGTCCTCGCTCATCTCGTACGCCTTCTTCAGGACGTAGTTGACGAGGGTGTCGAACTGCTTGTCCGGCACGTCGAGCGTTTCGTCCGCCGAGGTGAGTTCACGAGGGTAGCGGGTGTAGAAGAGTTCGAGGACGTGGCCTTCTTCAGGGACCGGGTAGAAGAAGAGTTCGTCGTCCCACATGTACCAGAACTCAGGCTCGCCCTTGTCTTCGCGTCGAGGGTCCGTGGCGAGAATGGTGCGCTCTGCCTCCTGGAAGGGGAGGTTGCGGATCAGCCGTCCGTCTAGGTGCACGGCCTCAATCTGCCGGATCTGCATGTCCGGGAAGCTGTAGACCTCTACGTCCGCCTGGGTGATGGCCGTCGACCGGGCCTTCAGGCTCTTGATCTCGCTGGAGATGTACTGCTGGCCCTGGTTGGTCCAGGTACGAAGATCCTCGTCCTCCAGGACGACAGCCGACTCGTCGCCGAAGACGCGCTTGACGGCGCGGTACACGTCGTTGAGCGTGCGTGTGCGGGCGTTGTAGACCATGCTGACCCCTTAGCGGCTGAACGTCTTCCCATTGTGCCGCACATAGCTCTTGCGATCACGTCCGCCACTCACGAGGAAGGCCAGCTTATCCTGCCGATCCATCGCTTCCTCCGCCTTGCGAAGCTCTTCGATGGTATTGCGTGCGGCTTCTTCAGCCATGATGCGGTTCATCACGTCACCAGGACGGTGCTTGTTGAGATCCCCCTCGAAGACCCACTGAAGGATATCCTGCGGGTTCTTCATCTCCTGCTCGGACAGGAACCGCACAATATGCGGCGGCTTGCCTGGCGAGGTATCTCGAATGGCGAAGGGCTTCACATCTGTCGCGTCCCGTTTCTCCTTAGGGATGTAGACGAGTTCGAGGAACCGGTTGTAGTCGTGAAGCACACGAGCGATGTGTACGTGGTCTTGAGAGACGAACTCGCCGAGCGCTGAAGAGTAGGTCTGAGGTGAGGTGAGTCCGAAGGCTTCCATACCGGCATCCTACCGTTACGTGAAGCCCGAATCGAGTTCAACTATAGGAGTTGCTTAGGCGAACTAAGCGCGAGGCTGGTCTAGAACTTCTTCCTCAATCGAGAACATGTATGCGCCTTGCTCCCGCCGTGTAACCCAGCGCTCGGCTGCCTCTCTGGTCGAGAAGACTGCAAGCGGGTACCGCTCCTCGTGTAAAGCGATGAAGACTCTCATGCTGAGCACCTTTCTCCCCAGGGCTAAATCGTTGCTGCGAACACTCGGAGTTGCTTACGGGGTCTTAGGGGTTGGGCTAGCTTACCGTGCGCACGATGACGTTCTCCCATGCAGCGGCAGCGGCCGTGTCACCATAGAGCCCATGGTTTACGGCGACGTACGCTGTCTCATCGCCCCCTGTGAGCGTGTGGGACAGAACAACCACGCCATTGAGTATGACCGTGATGACGCTACCGACAACGATCGCCCGGAGGTTCGCGAAAGCACCATTGGGGACCGAAGTCGCCGCCGTCGCCAGCTCGGTGAGCGTTCCCGCAGCGAGCTTGTGGATCTTTACGGCGCCATTCGCTCGCGACACTGCCAGGTAGGTGGAGTCGCCCGACGCTCGCAGGCAGATGCCCGCACGCGTGGCGGTAGACAGGCGCACGTCAACGGAGATGTCGATGTCGGCGGTGAACGCCGAGGCGAACATGCGCCGGCCGCCGCTCTCCGGCTCGGTGATGCGCCCGTTCTGATCACCCGTCCACTGGTTCCCGAAGATGTAGGCGTTTTGCTGACCGGAGGGCCACGTTCGCACGCGGGGAGCGCTCGGTGCCGCCATCTCCCCGTTGTGCCAGCCGACCACACGAGGCTGACGGTAGGGAGTCCCGGGCGCTCGCGTGTTCTCTACCGTGAAGGGAGTCACCCCGCTGTCGATCGTCAACTTGGTCGTTGCTCCGACCTTGGCGGCATCGAAGATCAGACGAACGCCCTTCAGCGCGAACCTCACCCCCACCGTGACCGCGCCCTCGATCTGGGGCTCTTCGATCACAATGTCGGACGACACGCCAACATCGCCACTGAAATTCAGGACCAGAACTCCAGTGGATATGCCCGCCCCGCTATTGACGATGCGCGGCCTGATCAGCCGCGTACCAGCACACGACCCGCTCACGGAGATACCTGTGGCCGTTGCTGTTGCGGCGGGGTTGACACCAATGATCGGGCGGTCGAAGTCCACGTTCGTGCATCTCGCGATCACCATGATCGTCTGGCCTGCACCAAGTTGCGCGGAGCTTTCCACGCGAATCGGTGCGACCCTGCCGTTGGAGCATTCGAAGAACTGGATCAGAGGGGCGGTCCCGACGCCGATGTCCGCCCAGCCCTCGACGCCATATCCGATGGTGAAATCGGAGGTGTACTCGACGCTGATCAGGCCGGGACAATTACGGGCGCGGAGGTTCGACATCGAGAGGTTGCGGTGCCTGCTGATCTTGTAGGGTCCAGCGAAATCGGTCGCGCCGCGGGCCACGCCGCCGTCCGTGTCGCAGTTGTCGATGGACACGCGCTCGGCGTACCACGTCGTCCCCCCGGACGTGTAGCCACTGCCGTAGACGATATGCCCCTCGCCGCCGCTCCCGTCCGTGTCCTGATACCACCCTTGAAGGCCGGTGACCGTGAGACCATCCGGGGCGAAGTATTGCAGCGCGGACCAGCACCCATCGCTGTAGACGCCCTCGACCTTGCAGTCTCGAATCTGCTCGGTAATCGCGCCGCCACCGACAAGAATCTCGGGCGTGGCGGACGAGATGACCGTCGCGCACATGAAACCACCCGCCCGGATGTTGCGGAGGGTGCTCTCGTGAGCCGTGGGGGCGACGCGGACGCCGACGCTGTAGCGGAACTGTCCTGCCCCGCCGACCGTCACGCCCGAAAGGCTGAGGTCAGGGTTCGCCCCGTCCACATGCAGGCCCGATGCCACAGACCGGGCACCCGCGAGCACGAGCACGCCGCGCCCGCGGGTGACGTTCGTGACGAGGTGCGTATCCCAACCGCTCGCCCAATGCACCATGTCCGTTGCGGTAGACGACACCTCCTCGCCCTCGAAGGTGAAGAACGCCCCGTCGTAGCAGAGGCGCTTGCCGCCCGCCTCGGCGTCGGCGATTGCGGCAAGGTAGCCGACCCGGTTCTCTGCATTGGTGTTGTCCGCGGACACGTACCGACTCAGATAGACGGAGTCAGAAGCCACAAACGTGGCGCTTAGTTGACTCTGTACGCGCGGAGGAAAGAGGCTGTTCTCGTCAACGCCGACCGGCTTGTACGTGGGCATCGAGGTCTCCTAGCTCGGGACGATGATGTATGTACCCTCATCGTCCGGGTCTTCGACGAGGGTCGTGTCGGTCAAGGGAACAGATACGGCCTCCACGAGAGCCGTGTTCAGCTCTGTGCCATCTGTACCGGCCTCAGCGATGAGGTACTGCTCGAACGTCGAGAGGGGGCCACCAGGAGTCACGTCGCCGCTCAGGACGCCAACGTAGTATGCACGACGGAGGTCGTTGATGTTGTAGTCGGCAGGGGCCGCGACAACGCGGTCGTAGTATGCCTGATCGGCTGACGAGAGCGACATCTCAGGACCCCGTTCCTACAACGACGTACGTACCCTCATCCGAGGGGTCTTCCACAAGAGCAGGAACGACAGCGATCTCCCCGCTCAGCACGCCGAGATAGTAGGCGTACCGGAGGTCGGAGACGGTCTTCCCATCGGAGTCAGCGACGACCGACTGATAGAACGCGAGTTCCGAATCAGTGATAGTCATCTTGGCTCCTTACAAGTGAGAGGTCCCTGACTGGGATCATACCACCAGTCAGGGACCTCTTGAGGGAGGACGATACCGACTCAAC